TTATCAGTATCAACCATTTCAGATCTAACTGAAGGAAGTTTTGTAAGACAAAGAGATACGAATGCAATTGGCGATTTTGCTTATGTAACAGGTATAACTACCGGTTCCTTAACTATTACTAACTCTGGTATTGGATATACTCCATCTATAGGAGTTCAAACTTACTCTAATGTTTCACTTACATCTATTGATGGATATGGTAGAGGAGCAACAGCAAATATTACAGTTACCAATGGGGTTATTACTGCTGCCGGAATTTCTTCAGGTGGTACCGGATATCAAGTCGGAGAAATACTAACTGCCGATGCGATTGGTATTACTTCAATTGGTAGAAATTTAAGACTCTCTGTTGGTCAACTTTTTGCATTCAATGAATTAGTAGTAGATAATGTACAGGGCGAATTCCAAGTTGGAGTTGCAAAGTCTATTCAATACTTTAGTACACTTCCAGGAATTGGATATACTGACCTTAATGGAGGTTCAGTATTTGCAAATGATATTATTGCAGAAAGAGAAGGACTATATGTTAATGTGAAACATAGAAATCACGGAATGCACGCTTTAACTAACGTGGTTCGTATTTCTAATGCTTTTTCCGATATTGCTCCCATCAAACTGACCAATGATGTTGAAAGAGACTTCACAGGTAACCTTGTAGTTACTGGACTTACCACTTCTTTCAATACTTTTGAAAATGTTGGTATTTCTTCCACAAATCCAGGTTATCTTGTAGTCAACTCAGAAATTATTTCATATACTGGAGTAGATGGAAATTCCATTACTGGTATTACTAGAGGTGTTGATTCAACACTTCAAATCAGACATCCGTCAAATTCTTTTGTTTATAAGTATGAACTCGCCGGAGTTTCTCTGAGACGAATTAATACCACGCATACACTACAGGATGTAACTGATATTACTAAAGAAAATACTTTAGATTCTTATTATATTAAAATTGACCATTCGACTAATGGTGTGGACAGAAGTAGCAATGTAAGTTTCCCTAAACTTTACTTTAACTCCACAAAGTCAACGGGTGGTTCAATTATTGAAGCAACTCAAAATATTCCATATGATATTGCTCAACCAATCGTTCAAACTTTCACACCACCACAAACAACTATTACTGCCTCATTGAGGACGATTAGTGGAACAAGTATTGATGGTTCAGAAGAATCATTCTTAGATAGAGGAACTCAAGTTATTAAGTTAAATCAAAATAACTTCTTCGAAAATCCAAGAATTATAGCATCTAGAGTCAATGAAAGACTTTTCCTGAATAACTTAATTCAGGGAAATAAATCACTACAACTCACTTTAAATTTATCAACAACAAATCAATACTTATCTCCAGTTATTGACCTTGATAGAGTGGGAATGATTTTAGCATCAAATAGAGTTAATGCACCAGTAACAGCTTATTCTCTAGATGAAAGAATATCTCTCATAGAAACTGATCCTAATGCATTTGTATATGTTTCCAAACCAATTGGACTTGAAGTTCCTGCAACGTCTATTAGAGTTATTGTTTCTGCGCATTTGAACATTTATAATGATCTAAGAGCATTATTTGCTATTATGAAAGATCCAAATGAAACTCCAGTTTATTATCCCTTCCCAGGAAATGGAAATATAAGTGGTGATGGTAGAACTATTAACGTTTCATACAATGATGGAAGACCTGATCTTCCACTTAAAGTTACTTCAAAACTTGGATTCTTAAGTGAAGAACTGAATTTCCTTGACTATGAATTTACTGTGAACAATCTTGAATCGTTTAAATATTTTAGCATAAAACTCATAGGTGCTTCAACCTCTCAAACATATCCACCAAGATTTAGAGATTTAAGAATTATTGCTCTTGCATAATTATGGAAAAATTACAAGTCAAAGGACATTCAAATCTTTTTAGAGATACTTCCTCCAACGCAATATTAAATACGGACATGAATGCATATCAAAACTATATGGAGTCTAAAAAAATAAAAGAAAGGGAGGAAAAAAGAATGTCCGATATTGAAGGTGATTTGAATTCACTCAAATCGGATATGGATGAAATTAAAACCATGTTAAGGAGTTTGATTAATGGATCCTGATAAAGTTACTCTTGAAAGTCTGAATAAACTTTTTGAATATGAAAAACTTGCAAGAGATATAGATAGTATAGATGATATTGAAACTCTAAGGAAGATATCAAAGAGTTATATAAAATTATACTTTAGTCAACAAGAAGTAATCTCAAATCTGAATTTCTAATGGCTCAACCATCTACCAGACAAGAACTCATAGATTATTGCAAAAGAAAACTGGGAGCACCAGTTTTAGAAATTAACGTTGCCGATGAACAAATTGAAGATCTGGTAGATGATGCCGTTCAGTTTTTTCAGGAGAGACACTTTGATGGAGTATATCCAACTTTCTACAAGTATAAAGTAACTCCCGATGATATTGAAAGAGGTAGAGCGGGATATAGTGGCGGTAGTGTTGGTATAGCAACTACTTCAGCAACGGCAAATATTGTTGGTACAGCAACTACATTTACATATCAAGAAAATAGTAATTATCTTCAAGTACCACCAAATGTAATTGGTGTAAATAAGATTTTTACTTTTGATGGTGCTAACACCATTACTCATAATATGTTTAGTGTAAAGTATCAGTTGTTTTTAAACGATGTTTACTACTGGGGAGCAACAGAACTTCTCAGTTATGCGATGGTTAAGACATATCTAGAAGACTTAGATTTCTTACTTAATACACAAAAGCAGATAAGATTCAATAAGAGACAGGATAGGTTATACTTAGATATAGACTGGGGTTCAGTAAGTAAAGATCAATTTTTTGTTATTGATTGTTATTCAACTTTGGACCCTAATGATTACTCAAGAGTTTGGAATGATTCTTTCCTCAAACCGTACTTGACTTCCTTAATCAAGAGGCAATGGGGTCAGAATATGATGAAATTTACTGGTGTTAAACTTCCAGGTGGTGTTGAACTAAATGGCAGACAAATGTATGATGACGCTCAAAGAGAAATTGATATTCTAATGGAGAAAATGTCTAGCACTTATGAACTTCCCCCATTAGACATGATTGGATAAAATATATGCTAAATCCATTTTTTCTCCAAGGGTCTAAATCTGAGCAGGGTCTTATTCAAGACTTGATTAATGAGCAACTCAGAATGTATGGAGTTGAAGTTCATTATTTACCTCGCCAATATGTCACTGAAAAGACCATTATAAAAGAAGTTATTGAATCAGAATTCAAAGGTGCTTTTCCAATAGAAGCATATGTGGATACTTATGAAGGTTACGGTGGGCAGGGAACTTTATTATCAAAGTTTGGTGTTCAAGAGTTGGATGATTTAACCATTATTATATCCAAAGAAAGATGGGAAAATTATATTCAACCACTTATTGAAAATTATCCTGACGTTAAACTTTCCAAGAGACCTAAAGAGGGTGATTTAATTTACTTTCCGTTAGGAGACCGTTTGTTTGAAATAAAGTATGTCGAACATGAAAAACCATTTTATCAACTCCAAGGACTATACACATATGAACTGAGATGTGAACTCTTTCGTTATGAGGATGAAGTTATTGATACTGGTGTTGACTATATTGACGATAACGTTGCTCAAGACGCAAATATTCAAACCTTACAACTAATCGGCATTGGAACAACTGCTACTGCTATTACTGGTGTTGTAAATGGTGGTGTTCGTTATGTTACAATCACAAATAGAGGAAATAATTATACCTCAGCACCAAACGTAGCATTCTCCACAGCACCATCTGGAGGAGTTACTGCAGTTGGTATTGCTACGTTATTAAGTGGTATCGTAGATATCTGTGGCCCTGACGAAACAAAATATAGAGTTCAGGGTGTTGAACTTACAAATCCAGGATCTGGATACACTGTAGCACCAAAGGTAGCATTTATTGGTGGCGGTGGATCTGGTGCGACTGGAATAACTTCAATAGGAAATGGACTTGTAGGAATAGTCACACTTACAAATGGCGGTGGAGGATACACAAGTTCACCTACAGTGACTTTCGTAGGCGTATCATCAGAAACTGCAGTTGGATATGCAGAAATTAATTCTTCAGGTGAAGTAACACAGATAAGAATAAGAAATGCTGGTCTTGGATATACTGTAGCACCAACGATTACAATTGCATCTCCAAATATCTACGTTGGTTTTGGAACTTATACATATAACGAAGTAGTAGTTGGAAGTGCAACTAGCACTAAAGCAAGAGTTAAGAGTTGGAATGCTATTACCAAAATTCTTGAAGTATCTAATATAACAGGAGCATTTAACGCCGGAGAGACAATCATTGGACAGAGTTCAGGCGCTCAATACTCATTAAGAAAACCATACACAGATAATTTAGGATCTACTAAGAATTTAGATGAAGCTTATTCTGGAGGAGATACTAAGGATAGGTTTGCCGATAATCTGCAAATAGAGACCGAAGGTGATTTAATTGTAGACTTTAGTGAGGAAAATCCTTTTGGAATTCCTTAAATAGTTAAATAATACTAATAAGAAACTATAGATATGTTTGAATATTTTTATCACGAAATTTTAAGAAAAACCATTATTGGATTTGGAACTCTTTTCAATAATATAACCATTAAGCATAAGAAAGATACTGGTGAAGTTGTTTCTTTGATAAAGGTTCCTATTGCATATGGACCTATTCAAAAGTTTCTTGCTCGCATAGAACAACAACCAAATCTGAACAAACCAGTTCAGATAACTTTACCCAGGATGTCTTTTGAATTTGTTGGATTAAGTTATGATCCAACTAGAAAAGTAACATCCACTCAAACTTTTGTAAGTCCTTCAGTAACTGATGGAACTGATATTCGAAAGTCATATATGCCTGTCCCATATAATATGGACTTTGAACTGAGCATTATGACTAAACTAGATGATGATATGCTTCAAATTATAGAACAAATACTTCCTTACTTTGGCCCATCATATACACTGTCCCTTAATTTATTAAGTAGTATTGGTGAAAAGAGAGATGTTCCCGTAACTTTAAATAACATCTCAATGTCGGATAATTATGAGGGAGACTATACCAACAGAAGAGCACTGATTTATACTTTAAGATTTACAGTAAAGAATTACTTCTTTGGACCTATTTCTTCTGCATCCGACGATATCATCAAAAAGGTTTCTCTTGGATTTATCTCTGGGGATACAAAATCTACCACAAGAGATCTTACTTATAGTGCAGAGCCAGTTGCAACCCAGAGTTATACTAATAATGCAGTTGGAACAATTACTGATGATATTGAATTGCATGATAATACCATTACTGTAGATAACGCATCTTCAATTACGTTAAATAGTTACATCACCATTGATAATGAAACATTGCAAGTAACTAAGAAAACTGGTAATGTTTTAACTGTGAATAGAGGATCTTATGGAACACCTATTTCTATTCACGTTTCCGGAACCCAGGTTAAACTAATTACCGAAAGTGATAATGATCTGATTGAATTTGGAGACGATTTTGGTTTTGGAATTTCTTTTAGTTAAAATATATGCCTAAAAAATTTGAAAAGTTAAATGAAGTCTTTAATGTTCAAAGTGAAACGATTTCTTCCGAATTGTCCAAAATAGAGACTGATTTGGAAAAGATTGAAGAAACTAAAAAAGATCAAAAAACAGACGTTGAAAAAGACTATGAGTATGCAAGGGGAAATTTGTATTCTCTAATGGAGAAAAGTCAAGAAGCACTTAACGGAATTCTTGAACTTGCCCAGGAAAGTGATATGCCTCGCGCATATGAAGTGGCAGGACAATTAATTAAAAGTACAGGTGAAATTGCCGATAAAATACTTTTAGTTCATAAGATATTAAAAGACGTTGAAGAAGATAAACCAAAAGGTCCAACAACAGTCAACAATGCACTATTTGTTGGATCTACATCAGATCTTGCAAAATTTTTAAAACAGCAAACGGAAAATGAAAACGTTTAAGCAGTTTCAAGAAGATTGGACTAATAAATATAAAAAGAGTATTGATTGCTCAAACCCAAAAGGATTTTCTCAAAAAGCACACTGTGCAGGTAGGAGAAAGAGAGCAAAAGGTGAAGAGACTAAATCAAAACCGATTGAATGATGCCTAAACTTAAGTCGCACAAAACAGTTGAACAGATAGCAAAGAAGCATCGTCTTGATGTTTCTTTTATACAGAAGCAACTTGATATGGGCGAACCAATTGAGCATGAACATACTCAAGACCATAATCTGGCTAGAGACATTGCTCTTCAGCATTTAGATGAAATTCCAGATTATTATACCCGTCTTAAAAAAATGGAAGCGGATGCTAAGAAGCATCACAAAAAATTTAAAGATGTTACTGAAGAGGGTCTTCGTGATTGGTTTGGTAAATCAAAATCAAAGGATGGTAAATCTGGGTGGGTAAATGTAGTGACTGGTGGTACATGTGCAAGTGATGAACCTGGAGAGGGAACACCTAAGTGCGTCTCTTCAGCAAAAAGAGAAAGTATGACGAAGGCAGAGAGACTTTCGGCATCCAGAAGAAAAAAAGAAGCAGATCCTAGACAGCAACAGAAAACAGGAGCTGCTAAACCAACATATGTTTCTACCGATTCACCTAAAAAGAAAATGAAAGAAGAAATGAACATACAAGAAGCAAAAGATAAACCAGGTAAAGGTAGTGGTAAAAAAGATGCATGTTATAATAAAGTAAAGTCTCGTTATAGTGTTTGGCCAAGTGCATATGCTTCTGGTGCTTTGGTTAAGTGCCGCAAAGTTGGTGCTGATAACTGGGGAAATAAATCAGAAG